GCGCCCCCCCCCCCCCGCGCGGCGCCCCCCCCCCCGCCGCCGTACCCGCTGACCAGCCCGAGACCCGGGAGAACCACGCATGGCCAAAGACAGCCCCAAGGCCAGGGCGGCGACGGCGGACGCTCCGGAGGAGCAGGGCCGCACCATCGTCTACCTCGGCAACCGCGCAGGGATCGAGGTCCTCCCCGACCCCAACTCCGACGACGGCACCACCATCCGCACCCCCATCCAGGACGGCCCGACGAAGCGATGCACGAAGGTCGTGATCGCCCGCGGGGCCACGCTGATGGAAGCGGCCGTCCACATCACCGACCCCGCCCGGGGCGTGTGGCAGGCGCACTCCGACGACCCGGCCCCCGCGTGGGTCTCCGCCGAAGGCCCCAACGCCGCCGCGCTCGCTCAGCTCCTCGCCGCGCACTACGGCGGCATCGAGGTGCGCGACCCCGAGCCCGACAACGCCGTGACCGGCGAGCAGGAGGGCTGAGCGGTGTACCACACCAACGGCCGTGACTGGGCTGCCAGCGCGCTGTTCGACCGCTCCGGAGCGCGGGCCGCTGCCGCCGACTGGCTCGGCGTCACCGCTAGCGCGGCGGCGCCGGCCGCGGGCGACACCACCCTCACCGGCGAGATCACCACCGCTGGTGGTGGCCTCGCGCGCAAGCAGGCCACGTACGCGCACACCACGGGCGCCGCCACCAGCACGCTGACGGCCACGTTCACCGCGAACGCGAACGACACCCTTCCGGTCGTTCTGGCCAAGGCGGCGGTCTTCAACGCGGCGAGCGGCGGCGCGATGCCGTTCTCGTCGTTGCTCTCCCCGACCGCGACGGTTTCGGCCGTCGGCGACAGCGTGACATTGACGACGACCGTTACCAAGAGTTAGCGGTAGCGAGCGTCTCAAGGGGATGCAGCGGGTATTGCCGGTGATTCGTCGGCAATGCCCGCTGCGACGATTCGAGGGGCGACCCGGCCACCTCCTAGCCGAGCTGGGAGGTTGGTGTGGCGTCGATCCCTGCGTTCCGTACCGGGTCCGGGGCGAGCGCGACCGGCACGGCGAGCTCGGCGACGCTGACGATCCCCTTGGCGGTGCAGGTCGGCGACATCATGTTCCTGACCGTGTCGTACAAGCTGTTCATCGGCACCGGGCAGATCGGCACGCCGGCGGGCTGGTCGGTGATCATCACGCCGAAGGACGGCCCGGCTGGGAACACGTTCCAGGGCGCGGTCTACGCGAAGTCGGCAGTTGCGGGGGACGCGGGTTCGTCGGTGACGGTGACGGCGTCGGCGGGACCCCAGCAGCTGGACCTGGCGTTCGCCGCCTACTCGGGCGCCAGCAACACGCTGCGGTCGATCAGCGCCGTCACCGGTTCCACCACGGCGTCCACGACGATCGCCTGCACGGCGCCGACCACCGGCCCGCAGCCCGGCGACCTGGTGCTGGTGTGGGGCTCGGCCCGTAGCTCGACCAGCGGTGGGCGGCCGACATTCTCCGGCCCGACTGGCGGCGCGATCCGCGCCCAGTCGGTGAACATCTCCGGTTCGGCGCAGAACGTCGCGGCCTTCATCGGCGACCACAACGACACCAGCGGCACCCGGAACGTCACGGCGACCGTGTCGTCGTGGAACGTGGCTGGCCAGATCATCCTGATGCCGAGCGCCGTGCAGTTGAGCCGCAGCACCGCGGAGTCGATCACGTTGGTCGACGCGGCGGCGCGCAGCATCAGCGTGGCGCGCGGCACTGCTGAGTCGCTGACGATGGACGCGGTGGTAGGCGCGAGCGTCGTGCTGGCCCGCGGCTCCAGCGAGGCGATCACGCTGGTCGACCAGGCGGCCGCGAACGTGTCCCGGCTGGCCGCGATCGCGCAGTCGCTGGGCCTGGCCGACGCGGTGTCCCGCGGTGTGTCCCGCGCCCGGGCCGTCGGCGAGGCGGTCACGCTCACCGACGCGACGGCGCGCGCCACCGCGCGGGCCCGGGTGACCGGTGAAGCGATCGCGCTCACCGACGCCGTGGCCCGGGCGACGACTCGTGCGCGGTCCGCCCACGAGGCGGTCACCGTGTCGGACGCCTGGGGGTACACGGCGAGCCGGGCCATCGCAGCCGCCGCCGCGATCACCCTGTCGGACACGGTGGCGCGGCGGACGGCTTCGGCGCGCGGGATGGCCGAGGCGGTCACGCTCGCGGACGCGGTGTCGGCCGGCCGGCTGGTCCTCGTCAACGTCGCCGAGACGGTCACCCTGTCGGACACGGTCGCGCGGGCGATCAACCGGCCCCGCCGCGCCGGGGAGGCGCTGAGCTTCGACGTCGCCGCGCGGCCAGCGGCGACGCTCGGCCGGGGCGTCACCGAGGCGTTGACGCTCGCCGACGCCGCCGCTGCGGGCCGGGTGATCCTCGTCGCCTCCGCCGAGACGATCACGTTGGACGCGGCCGCGACGCGGGCGGCCACCACGTACGGGCGGACGACGGCCGAGGCGTTGGCGTTCGCCAACACGATGAGCCGGCAGGTGTCGCGGGCGCGCGGCACAGCCGAGGCGCTGGCGCTGGCGGACTCCTGGACGGTGGCGCGGTTCGCGCTGACCGGCTGGGCGGAGACGCTCACGTTGGACGCGGCGGCGACGCGGGCCGCCACCACGAGGGTCAGGTCGGCGGCCGAGGCGATCACGCTGGGGAACACGGTGTCCCGGCAGGTCGCGCGGTCCCGCGCCCTCGAGGAAGCGGTGCGGCTGGTCGACGGCTGGCTCGCCGCCCGGTCGATCATCCCGGTCGCGGTGGCCGAGGAGATCAGCTTCGGGGACAACGTGACGGTCCGGGTGGCCCGGGCCCGCGGGTTCGTGCAGCCGCTCACGCTGGCGGACAGCACGGCCCGGCGGATCAACCGGGCCCGGGGCCTGGCCGAGGCCATCGTGCTCGGGCACCTGTTCGCGGTGTCCCGGGGCCAGCGCATCGGGGTGTCGGTGGGGATGACCCTCGACGACCACACCGTGCGGACGATCGCCCGGGCCCGGGCGGTGGTCGAGGAGATCGCGCTGTCGGCGGCCTTCGCCACCGGGGTCACCCCGACGGAGCAGCCGCCGGTGGCGTACCCGCACTACGTGACGATGACCAGCTCGTCGTGGCGGATCCAGGACACCACTGTACGGGGCGGCGTGAGGAGGACGATATGAGCGGGGTGATCGACGCCGGGGAGGCGTTCGAGCTGACCTTCAACGCGGCGCCCGGGTCGAACGTCACCGCGTCGCTGCTCGACCCCGACCAGGTCGCGGTGGTCGACGCCGAGTACGTGCCGGAGGTGCCCGCCGGCAGCGGGAAGTTCCCCCGCACGTTCGTCCCGACGCTGCGGGCCGGGATGTGGACGGCGCTGTTCAACGGGCCGGGGCAGCCGGAGCGGTACTACGTGCGGGTCCGGGCGCTGACCGGGCCACCGCCGCTGGCCGCGATCGGTGACGTCGCCGACCAGTACGGGCCGATGACGCAGGCGCAGGAGGGCCTGGCCGGGCACCTCGTGCGCGCCGGCAGCGCCCTGCTGCGGCAGCGGGCCCGGCAGGCGGACCTCGACATCGACGCGGACGTGGCCGCGGGCCGGCTCGATCCGGAGCTGCCCGCGCTGGCCGTGGCGAACATGGCGCTCAGGGTGTTGCGCAACCCGAACGGGTTGCGCGCGGAGACGACCGGCCCGTTCTCCCGGACGTACGACACGTCGGCGGCCGCGGGCCTGCTCGTGGTCACCGCGGACGACCTGGCGTCGGTGGCGACCGCCCCGGCCGTGCCGGACGGGCTGGCCGGCCTGGGCATCGGCACGATCCGGGTCACGCCGGGCCTCGCGCCTCCGGTGCGGGCGTCGCGCTGGGGTGGTCCGCGTGGCTGGGTCTGAGACCGTCGTCGTCATCCGGGAGCCGAAGAAGGACGGGTTCGGCAACCGGCCGGCCAGCGCCGTGAAGCGGTGGCCGGTGCCCGGGTGGGACTTCGCGCCGGGCCCGTCGCAGGAGATGGGCTCCGGCAGCGGCCAGGTCGAGACAGACGGGACGCTGTACGGGCCGCCCGTGGCGGCGATCGACGCGATCGTCGAGGGCGGCATCAAACCCACCGACAGGATCGACGTGCGCGGTGACATCTACTCCGTGGTCGGCCGTGTGCAGGACTGGGGCCGCTCCGGAACGGTCGTCGTGCTGAAACTGGTGACCGGCTGAGGAGGTGACCGGCGGTGGCCCGGCGCGACCCGAACCTCTGGAAGTGGACCGGTAAGCGGTTCAAGTACATCGGCGCCACCCGGCTCTCCGGGAAGCGCTACACCGTGTACGCCTCACCGCGGATGGTCGTGCAGTTCGAGCTGGACCGCCAGGGCATCGAGAAGGTCGCCGTCGGCGACGAGCTCAGGGACGCCACCCGCTCGGCGGTCACGCAGCGGGCGATGCCGTACGCCATCTCGATCTCCCCGCGCGGCGACACCCTGGAGTACGTGTCGAGCTGGGAACCCGTCGACACGTACGTGGTCATCGCCGGGATGCGCCGCGTGGCGTGCCGGCTGCTCAACACCTCCCAGCACGCGGCCGCCGTCGAATGGGTCAGCAAGCGCGGGTTCGGCCACGGCCGCGGCGTCCTGCGCCGCACCCTGGCCCACCTCAACTCGACGTCCCCGCTCGGGATCGAGCAGGCGACACGCACGGCCCGCGCCAAGGAGACGTGGAACCCCGAGCAGCACCCCCGTGGCACCCGGGGCCGGTTCGCGCCCAAGGCGGACGCCGCCGGCCTGCGCCAGCGCGCGCAGCGGGCCGCGCAGATCCGCGACTCCGAGCGGCGGCCCGAGCCGCGGTGACCGTTTCGTGCAACGCAGGGAGGTCGCGTGTCCGTCATCCGGGACTTCCCGAACATCGAGCGGCTGCTGGCGTCGCTGTTCGCGCCGATCGTCGGCGGTGAGGACCACGTCGGGTCCGAGACACCCGACGACCTTGAGGAGCGGCTGCCCTTCGTCCGGGTCTACCGGGCCGACGGGCACCGCACCCACCTCTTCGACTACCCGATCGTCGACGTCGACTACTTCGACGTCGACGAGCAGACCGGCGCGCCGCGGGCGTCCCGGCTGGCGAACCTCCTGCTCCGCAAGCCGCCGCCGCACCCGTCGATCGACCTCGTGACCTGCGAGCCGTCGTTCCGGGAGCTGCCGTGGGGCGACAACGAGAACGTCCGCCGCTGGGGCGCGACGTTCGCGTTCGAGACGCGCATGGTCCGCGTCGCGCTCCTGCCCTGATTTTCCCCAGGCCAGTGCCCGGGGGAGGCCCACCCGCCTCTTCACCCGCCCCGGTCGCTCGGGGCATCACCCTGCCTCGACCTTGGAAGGGGACGAGCCACATGGCGGATTACGCCGCACTCCGTGACAAGAAGAACCAGCTCATCCGGCGCGCGAAGGACGGGTCGATCTTCGTGGCGAAGATGTCCGTCGCCGTGCCGGCCAACCTCACGTCCGGCGCCGATGCCGGACTGATCACGCTCAACCCGGCCGACTGGACGGACCTGGGCTGGCTCACGACCGAGGGCGTCACGTACGACCGTGAGACCGAGTCGGTGGACACCAGCTCGTTCGGTTCGTCCGAGGCCACCCGCTCCGACGTGACCCGCGACGAGATCTCCATGAGCTGCACCGCTCAGGAGACGAAGGCCCTCACGATCGGCATCACCACGGGCGCCGACATCGCCGCGATCAAGGCGAACGCGACGACCGGTGAGGTGCAGATCGCCAAGCCGACCCGGCCGAAGCTGCGGTACTACCGCACCCTCGGCCTGTTCCTCGACCACGACGACGACGGTGACGAGATCTACTTCGGACGGCTGATGCCGCGCGCCCAGGTGGGCGACTTCGGCAGCCAAGGGTACAACGAGGACGAAACCGGCATTTCCTACCCGATGACCTGGCGCGGCAAGGAGGACTCGACCCTCGGGTGGAGCCATAAGTGGTTCTGGGGCGGACCCGGCTGGCGCAATCTTCTGACCGATATGGACATTCCGCTCGAAACCGCCTGACCGCTGCGCCACCTCACCCCCGCACCGAGAACCGGGGCCGGGGCGACGTCCGGGTGGGCGCGTCGCCCCCGCCCCTCTCCACCTCCACGCCGAGCCCACCACCCGCAGCAGGAAGGCAGGACGCCCGATGGCCAAGCAGCACCAGCAGCAGTCGCGGACCTTCGTCAAGGAGGTCGACGGAAAGACCCTGACCCGATCGGTCACGTCGCCGCAGGCCGAGACCGCGGCCCTCTTCGACGGCTACGCCGAGGAGAAGCCGGCGAAGTCGTCCGGCGGCGGCAGCTCCGGCGGCCGCTCCGGCAACGCCGCGAACACCGGCGGCGGCTCGAACGCCGGCGCGGCGAGCTAGACCCGTCACCCGTCCCGACCACACGAACAGGAGCCCACCCGCTCATGTCTGACCCCAGCACCACTCAGCCCGTCAGGGGCGAGCCGAACCCGCACGTCCCCGCCGACCCGCTGCCGTTCCTGCGGATCACCGGCACGTACCCCGCCCCCGGCGGCCGCGCGCAGACGATCCAGATGGACCTGAACCTTCCCGACAACATGGACGTCGCCCTCGACACCGAACCGGTCGACGGCCAGACCAAGTCGTGGTTCACCGACTTCGTCAGCTGCGTCGTCGCCGCGATGCGCCGCGGCGAGGCGCCGCCGGAGCACCGCCTCGTGTTCACGCCGGCCACGATCCCGTCCCGCCTGTTCCACGGCGTGAAGCGCGCGGAGAGCTGCGACGGCGAGCGCGGCCAGACGCTCCCCCTCATCGACCCCGCCGCGCCCGACGCGGCCGAGCAGCCCGCCGACGCGGCCGGGCAGACGGGAGGCCACTGATGGCCGGTCCGACCCCTGCGAAGCGCACCGCCCGCAAGGCCGCCCCCCGCAAGGCGGCGCCGGCGAAGGCGGCTGCCCAGTCGGCGACCCGCGTTGTGCTCGACCTCGACAACCTGTCCAAGGAGAAGGCGTTCCCGGGCCTCAAGCTGCCGACGGCGCCGTTCGTGTTCCTGCACAACGGGGTGGAGTACGAGCTGCGCGACCCGCGCGACTCGGACTGGAAGATGGCGTTCGAGCTCGCCGGGAACCCGTTCCTGCTGATGCGGACCGCGCTGGTCGGCGCGGACGATCCGGTCGACGACCCGACCGAGGACGAGGTGCGTGCCTGCCGGCAGCGGCTCGCCCTGTCGCCGGAGCCTCCGGAGGAGGGCACGCCGGAGGCCGAGGAGGAGAAGGCGGCCTACCCGGAGGGCGTCACGCCGGCGCTCATCGACCGGTTCACCGCGGCGCACCTGCCCGGCTGGAAGCTCAACGCGCTGTTCGACCGGTGGCACGAGTACTGGAAGATCGACATGTCGAACGGCAAGGGCATCCTCCAGGCGCTGCTCGGCAAGTCCGACAGCAAGTAGCCGGGCGCGATGGCCGCGCAGAACACCGACGAGCTGGACGACCTG